GCCCAGGACGTAGGACTGGGCCGCGGCCACGGTCTGGTCGCTTTCCAAGAACTGCTTGGCGTCCGCGGCGAAGGTGGTACCCTCGAACGCGGCCAGGATCCCGGAGACGCGCGCGCGCTCCTCCTGGACCCCGTTGGACTGGGCCACGGGGGCCGCTTCCTGGGAGGCGGCAACCGGAGCGGGTGCCGTTGCCGTGGGTGCCACGGGGGTGGCCTGGGCTGTGGGTTGGTTCATGGTCCTCTCCTGGGTGGTATTGCGAACAAGGGAAAAAGTAGCATCGAACGTAGAAACCATGTCAGCCATGCCCGCGGACACCGCGGCCTGGCCTACCAGAACCCCGCCGCGGCCAAAGTCCGAAAGCACGGTATCGACGGGTACCCCACGGTTCCGGGCTACGTCCGAAATGAAGACATCCGACAGGGCGTCAAGCGTGGCCTGCACGCTGGCCTTCCCCTCGTCCGTGGCCAGGTCGGGCCGCTTCATGGGGGACTGGGTGGAAACCACCGTCACGGTGCCCGGGTCCTCGGAAACGAACTGGGCCAGGGTCCCAATGGACCCCACCATGCCGGTGTTGGCTACGTGGATCCGGTCCGCGGAGCTCCCGTTCCAGTAGGCCATAGAGGCCATATCCCCCCCGGCACGCGCCACGATTCCCTGGGGTTTGATCCCGCGGGCGTTGTAGATCATGGTCGACAGGTCTGACCCGCCGGCAACCATCCCGCCGGGGCTGTGGTAGTTCAACACAATTCCCCTGACCGCGGAATCGTTCATCAACTGGTCGAAGTCCGCGGCCAGGCTCTCGTACGTGTCGAAGCCGAAAAGCCAACTCATAAAATTCTCGTGCGTCAAGAGCGGGCCGCGAATCTGCATGATGCCCACCCCGTCCCGGACGGAGGTTCGAGCCATGCCGGACCCGTAGGACTTGCCCGCCTCCGTGACAATGGCGGACGGGTCGAAGCGGTCCGGGGTGGCCCAGTTGGCCAGGGTCCGGGCCCACTCCGGAGAAATGGCCCAGACTTCCCCGCCACAAAGGGCTTGGATGTAGTCGGAGCGGGTGCCGTTTCTTGCCTTGGTCATGCCGTGCCCTCGTCGCTGGGATCGTCCGTGGTAGCTTGCACGGACTTGGTGGAAGTTTGAAGAACACCGCCGGGGACTGGGAGTCCCAAGTCCGTCCGGATCTTTTGCTCCCGGGCCAGGCCGCGGGCCGCGTGTTCGTACGAGCCGCCGTTGATTTCGATGATGGCGGACTCCCTGTCCTTGAATTGCTCGTCTACCTGGAGCTTGTGGGCTTGCGTCTCTTTGAGCGGGTCCAGCTGGCCGGGGGCGTCACCGATCCAGACAGCTTGTGTCCAGAGCATGCGCCGGAGCGGATCCTGGAAAAAGCCGGGGGCGTCCAGGTATCCCAGGAGGACGGACTCCATGATGAACTGCTCATAGACCGGCTGGCAGAAATCCACCACCAGGTCCACGCGTTCGCGCTTGAAGGTCTTCCAGCCTTCCAGGAACGCGGCACGCGCGGCGGTGTAGGAGCTCGAGAAGAACTTGAGCATGACTTCCACCGGCACCCCGAGGGCCGCCCCGATCTCCCGGAAAATGGAATTCACGAACGGGTCATAATTCGGGTTCGGGCGGGATGGGTTGGCCAGGGTAATGTCCTCCCCCGTGGCCAGGTCGACCACTCCACCGGCTTTCATTTCCAGGGGGGCCTTGTCCGCGGAGACCCCGATCTGTTCCACGCGGTCCGCGGTGTCGACGTTTCCGAACGTGTCCGAGTCGCCCATGGGCGTCTTCACGAAAACGGTGTACATGCCCGACACGACCGCGGCCATGATTTCCGCGTCTTGATACCTGCCCTGTTGCTTGATCACCTCCATGACAGGGGCCAGCCAGGGTACGCCCCGCCGCTGGTCCGGGCGGTCCACGCTCAGGAGGTGAAACACCATAGGGCGTCCGGTCTCCGCACCGCGGGCAGGCACCCGGACGGTGGGCGTCAAACCCGTGGACAGGAGGCCGTTGTCCGGGGCGATCGTGAAGTGGTAGGCCGCGGGGCTCCCGTCCGGTTCTACTTCGATGCCGCCGGCCAGTTCGTTGGAGTCCACCGCGGTGTTGGGGTTCCGGCACCGGTCCCCGTCCAGGAGTTTGATACAGAGGGCGAACGGGGACGCAGGTGTGTACTTGAGAATTGGCAGGGCGAAACAATCCCCCGCCACCTTCTTGGTGCGGAGGGCCAGGTCCTGGAGTTGGGGGAAAGTGCTTTTCCTTTCCGCGTCACAATTTTTCGAGTTTGCCCATAGGTCAAAGAGGTGGCGGGCCCTTTCTTCCCAGGCCTCCGCGGCCTCGTCGGTGATTCCCAAAAGTTTGGCATTCAGGCGGGGCCGTGCTTTGAGTCCAGTTCCCACCACGTTGGTGCACAAGGACAGGACCGCGGCGGATGCCACGGGGACGTTGCGCACCAGGTCACGGGACCGCGCGCGGAGCATGTCCAGGGACAGAATGGTGTCACGATCCGCGGAACCTCTCGAGGGGTTCCACGCGCGCATGGCCTCCCGCCGCTGGGACGCCCCGTTATACGGTGCCTCTCCCCAGCCGGTCCATGGGCTGGTGGCGCTGGATGCCTGGGCCCCGACCGTGGGGGAGATGGCGAGGACCTGTTGTTCAACCATGGGGAATCACGCTCCGCATGATGGGCCCCATCCGGCCGGTGGTGGCGAGACGGGAGACCCGGCCCTCCCACAAGGTGATCCCCGCGCGGATGGAGTCCAAGTTGGCACGCGTCAAGGACCGCCCGCCCAACGTGTAGGACTGGCCGGTCAGGACCTTCTCCTCCGCGTCCTGGTAGGCGGCCAGTTTGGCCTGCGCTTGTGCAAGGCTATACACGGACATGGTGGGCCCTTCCCGGTGGTAATACTTCCCAAATCTACACCGGAAATCTAGGCACGCACCCCTGTGGACCGGGTGCCACGTGCTTTTTTCATGGCGGACTTGGTGGGGTTGAAGGTATAGGGGCGGCCCAGGGCCGCCAACTTGTTTAAGTCCACGCCCACCAGATCCACCGCGGCGCGGGCATAGACCCGGCAGTCCAGGGCTTCGTTTCGGATCCCCGCGGTTCGGAGCTTGTATTCCCAGGAGATCAGGGAATTCCTGTACTTCTTGACCTTCTTTTCCGCGGTCAGTTGTCGGAAATAGTCCTCCCCGTAGTCGTCGGACTTCGGGAAATGGCAGTAGCCGGGGGCCCTCTCCTCGAGTTTCAGCCATGTGAACAATTGGTCCTTCACGGTGTCAGTCCCCACCGGGGCCAGGAGTGCGCCCACGCGCGCGGCACCCATGCGGGTCTTGGCGGCTTTTTGCGTGTTGTTCGAGAGCTTCCCCAGAACAGGGCGGGTAAAACCGCTTCGGCCCTGGCACGCGAAGATGCGCCGGTACTCCCTGGCCTTGGTGTAGCGGTAGACCTCGTCGGTGTGGTGGCCCATGGCGTCCTGCAGGGCCGCGGCCACGTAGAGGGCTTGACCGTCCTCCGTCAAATAGGGGGCTCCCAGGATCCGGTCCAGGTCCTCCCACACCTGGGGCTGGGTGGGGTTGCCGCGGATCACCTGGTATTTGATTCCCCAGGATTCGTACCCCTTCCCCCATCCGACGATCTCCACCTCCAAACGGTTGTCCTGGGTGTCGATACCCGCCGTCAAGAGCAATACCCCGTCCGGCACCTCCGCGTTGTAGTCCTCCCGCCGGCTGTAGAGGTTGTCGCCGTCAACGGTCATTCCTTCGACTTGCCAGGCCTCGCCCTTTCGGTTGTTGGTCCAAGCCTTTTGTTTCGACAGGACCCCCAGGGCGGACAGGAATTCCCGGACCATCTTCTCCCAGGAGAACCACCCCAGGGGGGAATAGAGGGCGTTGAGCCCGAAGGACGGGAACCGCCCGCCGGGGTTCGTGGCCACCCACTTGGCCCCCGCGGCCTTGGACATGAGTTCCGTTTTCAGATTCTCCCGGTACTCGTGGGCACAATGGGGGCACCGCATCCGCACCGTGGACGGAACGGACTTCCCGTCTACGTCCTTGTCCCACACCAGGGACTCCCACTTCCACGCGTGGAGCTCCCCGCACCACGGGCATGGGACCCGGTACTCCCGTTGATCTCCTTCGAGGTACTTCATGGTGATGCGACAAGCCCCGTCGACCCCTGGCGTGCTGCACCAATACCGCTTTTTTCCTGGGAAGTTTTCCGTGCGTGCGGTGATCAGGTCGCAGGGGTCACCCTCCCCTTCGCAGTCCTCCACCCATCCGGACACCTCGTCCGACAACGTCACCCGCAGGGGCATGGACCGAAGGTTGGCCGCGGAGTTGGACCAGCCGGTGATCATGGACCCGCCGGGAAATTCCTTGAAGTATTGGGAGTCCCCGGTCAAGAGTTTGTCGTATTCCATGGCGACCAGGGACGGGGCCAGCCGTTGCTTGGTGAAACGGGAGGCCGTGGTCTCCGTGGTCTGGAAGATGCCCAACGGGCCCGGGTCGTATTTCGTGTAATATAGGGCCGCGTTGATGATGATTTCCGACCCACCAATCTGGGACGGCTTCATGAATACCACGTCTTCCGCGGGAGATTGCGGGGACAGCTCGTCCATGATCTCCTCGAGGTACGGGGTTCGGGACGTGTTCCAATTGCCACGTTCCGAGCTCGAGTTGCCGGGGAGAATTCGCTCCGCGTCCGCCCATTGGGAGATCGTCATGTCCGGAGGCGGACGCAGCCCGACCAGGA